GTCAGCGGCTCCACTTCCTAAGAATCAATTTTGATCCCCAGACCAACTCAATAAAGAGGTGGGGGAAGCACTGCACTAAAGAACAACACAGGGCAACCCATCTGGAAACCAAAAGAGAAATCGTCCCCTGCAGCAAACTGCATAAGGGACGTGGGAGGGTTAGGACCCTCTAGGGTGACGATACCAAAATCGCCAACCTCTCGAAACGCTATCGGAGAATACCAAGGTACCTCAAGAACGGTAGCGTTGCTCCAAGGAGCAATGGACATTCGCGCCGACCCATCCTCTAGGGCCGACGCAGTTCCATTCCAGTTCAATGTCCAATAAAACGGGAATGGGGCAGCATCATAATCTGGTGGGTTAATAATAATATTAGCCCTCCAAGAACCAACGTAAAAAGCGTACGTAAGATTCAGGTATCCAATATACCAATTATGACTAACTGCCTGCGCAAAGCCAAGTGTGCTCTGAAGAGCTACAGGTTTTCCGAACCGCTTAATCAACAGTCGTAGCGATAGAACTCGCTCACCAATAGTACTCAAATGAGCCCACATAGAAACTTTAGGAACTTCGCGCAACACACCAATACACTCACCATTCAAACCATCCACAGTTTCCTCTCTCCCAAAAGGACCACCCTGCGGAACAAATGCGTGTTCCGATTCTCCTTCTTCAGGAACTCTCGTTCCTCTGCCTCTTCCTTTTGCTCCAACTCTTGAACTGGGAACATCAAGGGATGGCAGACTTGAACTCAATTGGGCATGTCGCCCCGGCATGGCAAACTCAATATCAGGGCCACCTGAACAATAACACACAATGTAAATATTGGACGGGACAGTCCCACTTGAGTTCGTCAATGGGTTAATCACATTAACATAAATACGACCAGTAGTTAAATCACTGGCTGAAATAATTTGCCCAAAATAAGCAAAATAAACCTGAGTAAAAGGTGTACGTGCGACGTACGGAACCTCAAACTCAATGCTTGAACTCTGAGTTATGTCCCAAATGTATCTCTGCGATAAAGCGTCCTGCGCACTCGTGGAAGGAGTGCTAGTATTCAAACCCATTTGCCAGACTACCTCCAATGTACCAGTATGGAATGCAGTTTTCACCACAGCCAATCTATACTTCAAAGTACCCCTCCACATACGAAATGTTCCTGCAACAAAAGCCACCGGACTAGGCGATTGCGGAAAACGACTACCACGTCCAACAGCTGATTCAGACACAACACCAGGCATAACATTCCAAACTGCCAAATTATGACCAGTAGCATCAGCACCATTCCAAGGAAACCTTCCAATCACACTTGCCCTACTCACAAACTCCTTAATATTCATCTCATCTCCAGTATTCCCAAACAAAGTTCTTGGTGTGACTACTCTCTGACATTGGACCACCGCCATACGAACACTAGGGGCGTTCGTAATCATCTGCGCTTGATTGAAAACAGGCGCCTGCATGAAACAAGTAATATTGGTCGATGGCGGAGGAACAGACATACCAAACGCCGCCGCAATACCACCTGCTGCATCTCCAGCCGCATCTCCAACCTTCTCAATAAAATCTCCAATAGGACCCAAAATAGCAGTCTCTATTGTTTCAACACATCCACCTACAGTCTCAACACTTGCAGCAGTCTTATTCAACCAATCAGGAGTATTCTCAACTTTCCAACTCCACTTCTTCAATTCCAACTCACCAGCATAATCTTTTCCAACATCACTTTTAACACCTCTCAGCTTCCCTTTTCCTTTATCATCTTTACCTTGCGGAGACAAGGTAAACGTAGTGTAACCAGCACCACGCAACTCAACGTTTTCCAACCAACAATAAGCCGTGTAAGGAACACTAACGGCAGGGGGAGTTAATGTCCACAACTGAACTGTACCATAATCAAAACCAACAGCATAATCATTTATACTCCCAGGAGCTAGAAACTTCTCAACCAACATCCAATTTCCAGGCAACAAAGTGTCGAACTTAACAACAGCAGAACTAGCTGCAGCTAAATCCAACTCTGTACAAGGATTAGCAGTAGCCTGAATCAAATTTGGAGTAGGCGTAAAACCAGGCCGAAACTCCAACAATAATTTACCTGGTACAAAAGGACCAGAAGCTACAATAATCTTAACACAAAATCGACAACGCATAAAAACAGCGTTGGCCAATTTTGCTTGAGCATTAAAATTATTATAGAAATAAGAACTAGCAGCAGAACAAACCATCAGGGACACATCTGAAGCAACACCAGTAAGACCTGTAGCGATAACAACGGGCCTAGAAAACACATCACTGGCGTAATTAACACTATCCATATGATCCTTCAAATAATTCTTATCCGTAATATCTGTACTCATTTCCAAAGTGTCAACCGTGGACAAAAACTCAGCATCTTCTTCTTTTCCAGCATCACTTGGTTCATCAGGTCCCTGTGCAGAATAACCAGTGTATACAACTTTCCGGTTGTACACAGGCACAGTAACTTTCATCTTAAGTGGATCCTCTGAAAAAGTAGTTAACACAATCTGACACAACTCAATCTTGGAACAACCCAAGAACTCCTCCATAGACCTAAATCCAAAATGCTTCACCTGACACAACATCCTCTCCAACCAATCATGTTGACCAGTCCTATCATACCTAGCCAGCTCATCCTGTAACGATGAGATGGCTTGAGGAACAATCTCCAAAGCACGTCTCTCCTCACAAAACACCATCATCTTTGCCAATCTGTCAATTGACAAAACACCTTCTGTCTCGGTGAAATTGCGACTCAAAAACTCATAACTAGACCTTCTAACTTTGGACAAATCCTCCAAACTCTCCCATCTCATTTCACTAACCTTATCTCCAGCCGTGAGCGTGAACCCGCAGTTCAAAATAGAGTCAGTAAACACTTTCATATCATACTTAGACGCATTCTCCACAACCAACACGGAGTCGTCACCCAAAAACAGCATGAACACCTTATCAAACACTTCATCAAAAGGGACACCAATCATCTTAGAAAGGCCATACGTAAACAACAATATACTAGCAACTATATTCAAAATACTAGTCAACGCACTACCACTAGGATGACCCCCTTTCGGCTCAATAATTTCAGTACCTACCAACAACCTATTGAACGCAAGTCGCGTAATCAATACCGCACGAATATAATCATCCTCACCATGAACATCATCTCCTACCCACTTTCCAATACTCATAGATCGAAGAATCTTACCACACAATTGAACAAACAACGGAGTAAAACTCTGATCCATCTTCTTATAATCAAAGAAAGCGGCAGAACCATTTTTAACCTCACACATCAATTCATGCAATTGACCATACATAGCCGGATCAACTCCTAAGGCAGAAAACACCGAAATGTTCCTCCTCAAGAAAGTTGCAAGCGGACCCATGAAATACCTCCTCTGAAGAATAAATTCATGAGCAGGAGCTCCCGCAAATATACGACTAGCAACAGCTTCAACTTTCTCCTCCAACCTAGCCTCTTCCTTTATGCTCACAGGACAAGCAGACTCAAACTCACCTGCAGCAACAATACGACTACGACACTCTTCAAGCATACGAAGAGCTTGATCATTAGGCAAAACCTGGTCATTCAACCCAAGACTACTTAACTCCTCAAATGACAAACACATAACATCTTTGGTACTACCAATGCTGGTCCAAGGAGGACCAACAGCAGCAGACCTCTGGATGCTAGGTAAATATCCCGCACCCTGATAGGTCCCAACCCAATCAGGATTACACTGTATAGCAAGAGGTATCAATCTTTTCGCAACAACTTCAGCACATTTGTCAAGGTCAACAGGATAAGAAACTGACCGCTTGCTCAAAGAATGCAAACTCCCCAAACCATTCATCATGGGATCCATCTCAACTCCATCCTTAACAATAGGTTTCAAGGCAGCAACTTTATAACTAGCTGCCCCAAGAACTTTAGGAACACAAGTCTCACCCAATCTACCATCAGGATAAACTTGTGACCTCATCGTACTTGCCGCACTCTCGAACTCAAACGCTTCACCAAGACCACCTCTAGGATTGTCCAATGGAGGATAAGCACTATGAACTATATTACTCAACCTCAATGCAACAGAATCAAATGTTCTAAACACACGTCTATTCAGAGTTTCATTATTAGCTATATGAAACCCTAAAATAACTCCTCCATTAGCACCAGAAGGTCTCTCAGACAAATTCATGTAAATAGCCCCACACATCCCAGCGTGACCTGATAAATTCGTACTACGAACATCACTCTTATCTATATCATATTCAACTCCACGAGAACTATATTGAACCCGACTCTCACCAGCACCATACGTACCATCTGCAGTGGAAATATTGCCTTCTACATCCCTATACACTTGTCGACAGAGCCCTGAAACTGGACTAAATCTACAAATCTTAGTCAAGTTACTACGAACGCCATTTAGCTTATAAGCACTAAGCTCAAGAACACCAAAATCTCCTCCTAAGTCACACAAACGGTAACCAACCATAGAACCACCAACTCTCTCAAGAGAAACAGCAATTTTACCATTGACCAGCGTACAACCATTAGCTTCAACCAACCTACCTATATGAGTAGGAAGAACTAACCGGCAATCTGTAAGCGCAAAAGCATTTCCAACACAAGATCCATCAATAACCACAGAAAACAACGAATCGTAAATGACAGGAATTTGCTGCAAAACACGTTGGTTGTCCAACAACTTCAACATATCTGCACCAGCTCCTTGAGGATAAAACTTATACGCACCCTTATGATAAATCTTAAAATACTTCCTACCATCAATCTCCACAAAAGCACCCTCAGCAGAGTAACAACCAGTCTCTCCATTCCACCAATACTTACACCCATCAACGACAATACTAGCCACCTCTTTAACATCAGCACAAACCTTAGAAACTTTCCTAGCTACGGGTATAACTCCAACAAGCGCTACGCCAAGCAACACAAGACCAAGTCCCATGGTTTTGACATCGTACGATTGCTTACGAACAACAAACGTAGGCACAACAACTTTGGACACCCTCTCTCCTTCAAGCTCACCAGGAAACTCCATAACGACAGTTCCCTCAAACTCAACTCCTTCTGGAACGACTCGATAAGCACCAATAGCTCCTTCCTCAGTCTTCATACACTCACCAAACTCATGAGAAAAGGGTTCACCTCCAACATTCAGGTAAACAGGCGCATCTTTTCTCACCTTCCAAGTAGGTAACCAGCTCCACAACCCCTGAGGGAGATACCGATCCTCTTCTTTTTCTTCAAACACACCCAAATCCAAATCCTCTTCTTCAGGATTATAACTGTAACACTTAGTATATTCACTATCAACATGATTAACTAAATACCTCCAAGACCAATCCCCATTATCAAGATCTCCACTCAGCTGCGTGCCACTAGGAAGAGTGACTTTAAAAGAATAAAGCTTACTCTGGTCAACGGTGTTATCCAACGGGACAGGATTACCATCCTCAATGACACAAACACGATTCTCATTAACAACATAACCATCTTTCAACTGAACTTTAACCCTGTAGGTCAACCGACCTTCCAACGCTGAAGGATCATGAATTGATTTAACAAAGTTAGCCAATTTCTTCCCATCTAACGCAACATTGGTAGCACCCAACACAAGAGCTACATTCGCAGTCTTTCCCTTATCATCACATGCAGCCATATTCAATTTGCATGGAAGTGTAGAAATGAGAGTAAACATCAAATTAACACTCTTACTAGGAGACTGTTCAGTATCCTTCTCTTGCAACCACTCATCAAAGACCCAAATATCCTGATTATCATATCCACTCACATAATCATCTCCAACATTAACGTGGTAAATAGCATTTGCCAAACTAAAAACCTCATTCGGCGAATATCTATCCTTATGCTTCGTAGCAATGAGAGTAGACAATTTACCTATAATCTTTGACTTTCCAAGTCCGGACTGACCCCAAAACATGTAACAAGCTGGTCGCGCACGAACACGATCAACCTGGCGAATGCCGTTGGTCTGAACATACCTTAGAGCCAACTTACACAAATCTTCCATCTCTCTGGCATCTCTACCAAAAGACTTCCTTTCAGACAAATACTTAGAATACCAATAACCTAATGCACAACGAGTTGCAGCACATGGCCTCCCATCTACATCACTAACAACCATGCCCTCATACGTACGAACCATAGCACAAGAACCTGGATATCTACCAGCCATAATACACAACCTAGCATCAGAATCATCACCGTCAAACCACTTACACAAAGCACCAAACTGGTCCCATAACATAGACCTATTAAACGCACCAGCACAAAGTATCATAGCCGACATAAAGTCCCCCATGTATTTCATTTTTGGAACAACCTTACCCATAGCAACAAAGAAACCAATGGTCAAAGCAGCAAGTCCACAAGAAAAATCTTCTGGACCTTGAGCAGTAAACCAACTCTGAGACTCCAAAAATGCACTAACAATACCTTTATAAACAGTATTATCCCAGACCAACTCCATAACTAACATAGTAGGACTATATCCTAAACAAATACGAATGATACTCTTTAAAATAGCAGTAATATATATCTTAACCTCCTCCCAGATCGTGGAGAAAGTAGCAGAAATTCTTGCTTTCATCCTATCATAAAAAGCATCAACAGCACCTGCTATCCCAAGAACAACCAAATCTTTAAGACTCTGAATACACCAAGTAACTAAATCACGAACGGCACTATACATTTTGTTAGGAACATAAGAAAACACATCAACCAAAACGCTCAAAACAGCCGAAACAGAATCAATAGCATCTCCAAAAACTCCCTGAGGTACTATCTTATTAGGGTAAAGATCATACGACATTTGCTCACAAGCACTCACCCAAAAATTTAACCTTATATCATCAATCAAAACCAACAACGACCTGGCAAGACCATAACGAACATGAGGAGACGAAACCGAACATAAATACGGATTCTCTCTCAATCGCAACAACTCAAAAACATGTTCCTTAACGTACTTCATACCAAGACCAACATCAATTGACCCACCAACACAATTTGAATCAAATATGTCAAGTAAAATGTGACGACACATATCAACTCCACCACACTCTTCACAATAGTTACAAGAATAGTGAGTTAAAGCAGGAATACCACTTGCAAAATCATAAATCGGAAACGGACTCCAATCATCATTTCGCAAGGCATCCTCAACAGCACACCCAACACCAACATCATCAATAACAGCAAAACTTTCTGGTAATCGCCCATCTCTCCAATTAACAACATGGACACTTTCGACACCTTGAGGAACAAACACCTCCTCAAACATAAAAGGATGAACAACCACCCAAGAACAACTCGGCAATAAACAACAGGCCAAAGCACACTCAGAATTCAACTTATTATGAATAAGCTTATTGATATCCCTGTCAAAGACTCCGTAATAACAATCACTATTCTTACGGACAACAAAGCAAGAAAACCTTGTATCAGGACAATCACCAAAGTTCTTATCAAATTCAGATAAGAAACCACAAATGCCATTGTTATCAGGAACATCACGACCAAAGTAGTGAACCTTCGATCTAACCATATTAATTATCCAATCCCTCGCGTCCTCCTGCGTCTTCAACTCATCAACAATATCACCATTATTCACTCCATCAACAGCAGGCTCAACAACTCTAGCAACGCGAACAACATCCTCTTCGCACATACTATAATCATCGAACTCTTCATCAATAGACTCAACAGTAGGAACTGTGTCTAAACTAGATACATCATGGCTCACATCGTTAGAATTATTAATACTAACGGGACAACTATGAATAATCTCTTCACTAGGTAAGAACCCAAAGAATTCTTCATCTTGTGGCAACGTCTCAAACCTTTCAACGCTAGACAAAACTTTGCTAACGGGACCAGTTGGAAACACAAACTTCTCCTTCTTATCCTTCTCACAACCTCTCACTCTCTTCTCAACCTTTCCACCAACTGCCTCACTCTTCTTCACTTTCTTCCTATAACTCCTACTCGCCCCTGGCGCATTCCTACGAAACTTAGGAACCACCTCACTACTACCTCCTACAACTCCTCCTAGACTTTTAACGGAATTAAAAGACATCTCTAAACTAATAAACACTGCTGCGGACAACCAGTTGGATATTGAGGCAACCTTCAGGTGTAAACAATAATATTGTCAGCTCCAACAAGCCCACCCTCCAATGAACCACCTCGTGGCGTCCTAATTTGACGACTCATATACCACCAAATCAAGTACTAACAATGAGGTACAAAAGTACCACACGGCATGTATTTTGTGAATCCCCCCCGATCACTCGTAGTCTTTAAACCACTAGCGACTATACGTCAGTTCAACACTCAACAATCCGAAATCTTTCGACTCGAAGTCTCCGCGCGCTATCATTGCTTTCCATCAATTAAGCAATATACTACAGAACAAGGTTCGTGACAGAACATCACAGGTATCTTAAGAACAAGACCCCTCTAATCGCACACATCAAGCAATAGGCTAGTATGTGCACGGTTTTTATGGCCCGAAGGCCAAAGGATGCCACGAACAGCACCCTGGATACACGAGACCCGCTTCACGCATCGATCCCGGCCCCCATATAGAGAGCTATGTTTTTATGGAAAACGGTAAAACCAACTATTTTAGAACAAAACAAGATAAATAGCAAATCTTTTGCTCTCAGTTCAAAGAACGGAGATTTAATGCAAAAATCACAAAAAGGTGTTTAGCTGTAGTAAAAATAGGTCACTGGGGATCTCTCCCTAAATGACGTAAATTACTACAAACTAAACACGTA